GTGCAGATCGTAGGTGGCAATTTAAAGTTCTTACTGAAGATGATCTAGGTATTAAGTAATGCCAAGAAAAAAACTCAAACAAACAAAAAAAGTATCTACCAGTAGAATTCAACCACTGATTGATAAATTGACTGGAGTTGAAGATCCAGATGATTTGATGGTAGAGATTATGGAGGCTCTACCAGAAACAGTTGATTCGACAGAAGTTGAAGTTGGAAACTTCTGCACCTTTGTTTATCAACCAAAAACTCCATTTATTAAATATGATCAAAACCCTCTAGTTGCAGTTGTTGCAAAGTATAACTGGGGATTCCGTGGAATTAATTATCATTGGGGAAGTTATAGAAATTATACTAATGAAGAGGTTATAGGTTCTATTCACTTAGTGAACTCTTCAGAGGTATCAGATCTAAGATCAATACCATATCAAAATTATCGACTAAATATTTAAAACAGGGTCTGTCTAATGCCAGTTCAAAGCAAAAAGTCAAAACTAGCCCCGTTTAGATATCCGACAACAGTTCTTGAGGACTATTCGGATTATCTTTCAATGTCAATTCGTACATATAAACCGAATAACAAGTTTCAAAATGAAAGTAAAGCAATAAAATTATTCAGTCAAGGTTTAAGTAATCAAGTAGGAAAAACAAAAGCAAATATAATTTTACCAGTTCCAACATCAATAACAGCATCAAATGGTGTTACATGGAACGGTGCCACAATGAATGTTGTAGAAGATCTTGTATTGCAAGCTGCTCCTACATTAATGAACGGAGGGAAAAATGCTTTTAGTGACTTTAGTTCACAGATCGCAGATGGAGCAAAGCGTGTTGGATTAGGTGATGATGTAATTAAAGCAGCACAAGCAGGATTCACTGCAAAAATTCTCCAAGCGTTTGGAAGTAACGTTACCTTTGGACAAACTCTAGCAAGAACAACGGGTCAAGTTTTGAATCCAAACTTAGAGTTGTTGTTTAGTGGACCTGGTTTAAGATCTTTCAGTTTTTCATATCAATTAACACCAAGAGATGTTAATGAAGCAGCTCAGATTAAGTATATTCTTAGGATCTTGAAAAAAAGTATGTCTCCAAAAAGATCTCCAAGTAGTTCTGCTTTTCTTTGTTCTCCCGATGTATTTCATCTTAATTTTAAGAAAGGATCTGCAGAGCACCCATACTTAAATAGATTCAAACCAATGGCAATGACAAATTGCAGTGTAAACTATACTGGAACTGGTACATATGCAACTTATGATGATGGATCACCAGTTGTATACACTCTGACAATGACATTCCAAGAGTTGTCACCTGTTTATGATCAAGATTATGATACAGATCAAGGACTAATAGGAGCTGGATTCTAATGGCATATTTTACTGAGTTACCAAACGTAAGTTATCCGTCCCCACTATCAGAAAGAAGTTCTGATAGACAATATGTAACGATTAAAAATCTTTTCAGAAGAGTAAAATTAAGAGACGATTTAAGTTCAGTATTAGAAGCGTTTGATAATTATGAAATTAGTGATGGTGAAAGACCCGATATTGTTGCTGAAGAATTTTATGGAAATGCAGAATTAGATTGGTTGGTTCTAGTTTCAAATAATATTACTAACGTTCATAATGAGTGGCCTTTATCTGATGCACAGTTATATAATTATGTTGTTGACAAATATGGTGAAGAAAATATAAATCAATTTGCTTATTATGAAACAACTGAAGTGAAAGATGATGAAGGTAGATTAATTTATCCAGAAGGAATCAGAGTTGATTCTGATTTTACTATCAATGATCCAACTCAAGTTGATGCAACAATAAATCCTGTAAGAGCAATTACATATTACGAAAATGAAATTCGTTTGAATAATAATAAAAGATCTATTCAATTGCTGAGAGCATCTTATGTCACTCAAGCCATCCTAGATTTAAGGGAGGAACTGTTTTACGACAGATCCTCCCAGAAAGTGAATAATAAACTAATTAAGGCAGATAATATTAGACTGAAGTAATCATCCGTCTGCGAGTCGTTGGAAGTAACTCAGGGTATCATCTTCTTCATCAGCATTATTAGAAGAAAGATCAGTCAGTTCTTCTTTCATTGACTGGGGAACTGAAGGTGCTGGTTCTGCACGATTCTCACTACGGAATTGTTGTTCTTCTTCAACAGTCTCTTGATCTTGGAAACGAGGAGTACCTTTGATTCCAAGAACATAATCTAGACGAGTCCTGAGCTCATCATAGGACTTGAACTGATCAGGGGCAACAATGGCAGTCAATGAATACTCTTTCTTCCATAGTTCTTCCATAGCATCATCATCGTCCAGAAGAGGTTCTTGACGTGCGAACTCAGAAGAGTCATAGTTCCAATAACCAGCAACCTTCTTGATCTTCAGTTTAAAGTTTGCACCTTGCCAGAAGTCAAAAGGATTGATTGGCTCTTCATCTTCAAACTCAGGTTGCATTGCAGCAGTGATCTTATCAAAGATCTTTTTACCAAACTTGAATAGGAATACTTTACCTTCGTTATCAGGATTGACTGGATCCTTGACAACATAGATGTTACTATAATATGACAGTTTACGCTTTTGCTTACGAGCAATATCTTTATCAGACTCTAGACCACTATTCCAAAGTTGAGAGTTGTGTTCAGATACTGGATCCTTTTGACCGAGAGTGGTAAGAGAGTTCTCAATGAACCAACCACCAGTGCCTTGGAATGCGTGAGTGTATAGTTTTGCCCATGGTAGATCTTCACCATCGGGAGCAGGAAGGAAACGAATAACGGCATAACCGTTACCTGTTTTGTCTAGTTGTGGTTTCCAGAGACGATCGTCTCCTGAAGAACCAGTTTTGTTCATCTTCTCAATCTCTTTGGTGAGTTTGGAAGTCAATGAACCAAGGGATGATTTTTTCTTTAGATCGGAAAAGGACATTGGATTTGGCTTGTGTACGTTTAGATTATAGGATGGGTTGAGTCAGGTGTCAAGTTCTTTCTTCGCTTGTTCTAGGTATCGATGCATTTCGCTAAAGACGGCATAGACATCCGTCCCTTCAAAACCCATGACTGCGACGAATTTTTCAATTTGCTCTCTGCGTTCAATTGCTGCTGGATCATCACTCAATGACATACGAGTATACATTAATTTCTGAGCTTCGATTAACTCTTCCATTTTTTCAATGTGTTCTCTTTTGTCATCATCATCAAAATCGGTGTAATTGAACACACCACTAAACACCTCAGATTGGAGGCGTTCAATATTGTCCAAGGAATCTTGAACAATCTCTGAATTCATAAAATCACTCATTTTATTATTTGACCTTATTGACCCAACCTGTCAAAATATATTTATTACTACTAAATACGGTATTTCCACGGTGAACATGAGTCATACCAGCAGGAAAAATACATACTCTTCCCTGTTTTGCTTTGATACGTCTCTTCTGATACAGAAATTCTGTTTCAGCTTCACCATCTGGCATATCATTTAGATATACCGTCCATACTAATTCACGGGATACTTCCTCATAATACATGCTTTCATAATGCCAGACATGATAACCACCGCCAGGAGGTGTGATCTGACATTTGATAAAATATGAGGCTAGATTAATCTGCTTTAATATTGAGTATTCCTCACAATATTCAGATATACAAGTAGTCAAATAATCATTGATTTCATCACACAACTCAGAATCATAGTCAGTCAAATATATCTGAGTATCATATCTACCAGTCTTCCCTTCGACGGAAAACTGACTACCACCATCATGAGTGATTGAATTGTGTGCATTGTGTTTAGTAATTCTCTCAGCAAGATTCACAATGTCATCACATAGTTGGGGTGGAACAAGATCGTCCCATACCCCAATAAAATCTTGAAAATTACAATCCATTTTAAATAGGCAATTTAGCCTTCGATGTTTTCTTCATAAAATTAAGTCTAATAGCATCCCACTTTAATTTTTCTTTTAGTGGTTTGGTAATTAGTTTTGAAATTGTATCAACTTCAATACTATTCTTCTCACAAAAGAATACGATTGCATCGATGTAATTAATCTTTTGATTAAGAACAATCTGTTCAATTTCTTGGCAGAATTTTTCAGAAGTAATGAATTTTTTTTCTAACTCTTTTTTTAATTCATTTTTCATTGTATCTCCGTAGATATTCACCCAACATATGGATGTATTTGGATTTGTCGTATTCTTCATAAACTTCGCATTCCCCATTTTCGCATGACATGATAATTACAAACTTCTTCACTATTATACCAGTAAGCTCGTATAACATGCAAGCATATGCAGCACATTGTACGAAGTATCCATCTACCCAATTTCTGGGTTTTGGTTGCTTGCTTGTCTTAAAGTCGATAATCGCTAACTCACCATTATACTCAGCGATACAATCTACTGTTCCAGCAACTTTAAGATTCATACTATATAGTCTCTTTTCAAGACCATGAATGTTGTCGATATTGTTTAAAGCTGGTTTTGCAATCTTAAACAACATCTCTGGAAGTGGATTTACTTTTGGAAGAGATTCATTTTTTAGATAATGTTCAGTCAAAGTGTGCATGTCAGTGCCACGACTGGATGATTTTCTAAGAATCTCGTTTGCTACATTGTCACCAACTTTTTTTCTCCACTTAGCAAATTTGTCTCGGTTAATCCAGCTTAGCACTGAAGTAATCGAGACAAATTTTACATCTTGGGTGTTAGGTACAACATAGTGTCTAACACCTTCGATTTCTTCTCTTTCTAGTTCATTAATAAAGGGAATATCAATATGATGAAACATTACAAATTAGAGTCAAGTTTAGCAAGTAAATATTCTTTGACGATACCAGATCTTACAATATCGTCAACACCAAATTCTACAAGATCAAATGATGGCATCTTTCTGAGAATACTCATAAAGTCAACGATCCCATTTTTCTCATTAGTTTTAGTAAGATCAGTTTGAGTGGCATCGCCACAGAAGATAATCTTACTATTTTCACCAACGCGAGTAATGATAGAGTCCAGTTCGTGAAAGTTTAGATTCTGAAATTCGTCAATGATGAGAATTGCATTATCAAAAGTAGTACCACGAATAAAAGATGTACTCCAGAAACTTACAGTTTCCTGAGCTTTGAGATTGCCATACAGCATTTCAAAATCTGTGTCTGTAGGCATCTCGAACATATATTTTACCATATTCTTATAAGGAATCTGGTAAAGAGAAGACTTATCTTCATGATCTCCTGGCAAGAAACCAATCTCTCTGGTTGCAACTAGAGAACGAACAACATACACTTTTTCATATGGTGTAACTTCGTTTAGAACATCTGCGAGTGCATTGTAAAGAGCAATGAACGTTTTACCAGTTCCAGCACATCCATATGCAACTAGTTGTTTTCCTTCACTGTAGGCATCGAAAAATTTCTTCTGATTATCTGTGAGCGGATTAATGTCAACCATCAAGTCTGAGTTGATAGGTTTTTTGCGCTTCATCTGCTTGGCAGTGAGACCAGCACCAACTGGTTGATGAGCTGAGTTCTTTCTCTTTTTTGCAGGCATAGGTTGAGGTTTACTAGATTTTTTTGACGTTTGAACCAGGCATCTTCGATGCTCTGTGAAGCACTTCATTCCAACCTGGCTTTTTAGCAACTAATTTGTTGCGCCACTCACCAACTTCCCCAACACCAGGGCAGGTGGTAGGATCTGAATAATCTCTTGACCAATCAGGATTATCTGTTCTCCACTGGTCCCATTCATGTATACTCATTATCACTTCTTTTGTCTCACCTGTTTTAAGGTGGACAACTGGATATGTTGCCATAAATTAAAATCCCAACTCAATTATTTAGACGTTATTTGGATCTAATCCAACAAGTTATTGTAAGTCTATCACCGTTTATTGCTGGTGTCACACCATGCTCAATTTTGTTTCCAGTAAAAAGAAGAATACTACCTTTCTTTGGACTTATCATGATGCCATTTTTAAAGTAAGTTTTTCCACCAAGAAAGTCATCATTCAAATAAATGATGACTCCAAATAGATCTTCTTTTCTATCAAGATGGGGCTTCATCACTGATGAACCTGATAACCATTTTACAATTTCAGAAACATTAATATAAAGGTTTGGTCCTTCTATTTTTGTGATTATATTCTGAATTTTATCGTAAAATGGTCTCAGTGCATCATCAATATTGTTCTCATCACTTGAAAGTATCGTTAGAGTATGTGTCTGATTACATTCATAGTAATGAGATGAAGATTCTCTGTCCTTATAGTAAGAAATTAGAAAATCACACTCATCATCACTGAAAAAATTATTCTTAAGATAAATGGACTCATTCACTATGATTTGTCCATCCAAGTGCTTCAGATATTACAGGAAATTCTCCTGCAAAAACACACATACACTCTTTGGCAATATCCATATGTTCTTTCTGAGTACCATTAGCGGATCTCAGATCGATATAATGTATCCATGAGCGAATTGAGCCACTCATGTAAATTTTTGTGGGTACGGCCAAAGGAAGCACAAAACGAGCACATTCCTTTGCCACGCCATGATCAAGCATAGTTTGATATAGATCCATAGCAGAAGCAAAATGTCTCTCAATAGCAATCTCAAACTCTTGCTTATGGAACGCATCCAAATCATCAGTAGAGTTTTGACGATTCTTTTTATCCTGACGACGTAAGTCTGGAAGAGGAATCTTAGTTGCTAACATAGAACTATCAGCATACCGTTGAGAAAACTCTTGGAATGTGAAACTCCTATGTCGCAAAATTTGAGCCGCAAGTCCCCTGGTCGTACTGATCTCAAGGGTCATATATGCTTGTTCAAAAATACTCCAGTGCTTATGATTGATGCAGTATTTGAGAAGACCAGCGATCTTTTCGTTCTCTTGATTGTTGGGGTTGCTTACACGGGCACAATACGCAATATTTTTCTCTGCATCAGGAGTAACAGAGATCAGTTTAACATGATTCATTCTTGAAACGTTTACGACATTTTTTTACTTCTTTGAGCTCATCCTTAATCATCTGATAGGCATCTTCAGGTGATAGTTTCTTTGCCATTTCCATAGCAGTGATGATCTCAACTCTTGTTCCAAAGTGTTTGAGGGCTTCCTCAAAGTCATTCAGTTCCTCATACATCTTAGCACATCTTCAGCGTTTTTTCTTCTTTTCCTCGACAGGTTTGTAACCCCAAAGTTTTGGCTTGATAGTTCCCTTTGTCCAAGAAAATTTTACAAATTCTTTTCCGAACTTATCATAGTACATATCAAAAAGTTTAGTCTCTTTTTGAGTCCTGGTGATATCATAGTATGATTGACCATCAACTCGAAACTCTACTAAAAACGAATCTGTAGGAAGGGTCTTGTCGTTTGCAGCAGATGGATCACAATTAGTTTGTAGAATTGTACATCCATATCTCTTTTTAGTTAGAGACTTTTCTTCATCAGTCCAAGACATATTAGGTTCTATTTCCCCACTGGATGTCCTCATAGGCTTCGGCAATAACGTTTCTTGTAACTCTGTATTTGCTTCCAATGTTTTTATCCTTTACTAAACACAGTAACTCTGCTTCTTCTTTGTGAAGAGATTCAAGCAATTCAATGAAAAGTGCCTCACGTCTAGTGCGAGTGAGATCTACATTTCCTCCCTCTACAAAATTATAAAACATTCTTTGATTACTGGCAAGACGAGAAATACCATCACCAATAGGTTTATCATTTTCGGTATAGGGTACTTTACCTTCTGGAACAGAACTCTTGATGGATTCATCAAAATTCCAGATAAGCAAAGAAACTAAGGCAGGGTTGCGATACTCCTTAAGAAGTTCCACTTTTGCTGCTTTAGTTTTTGCGCTTGATACAGCTTGTAAAATTTCAGATTGTAGCGGGTTTGGTGGTAATTTTTTAGCCATAATTAAACTCCATTTTTAGTCGATTTCTTCTTCTTCGTCTTCAAATCCATTTTCAAATCGAAATGCAATTAATTGATCTGGAAGAATGCCACCTTGTTCGTCATACATTTCTGGATGTAGACCCTGAGGAATATTAAATGATATAACATTTTCTCTTATAATCCATCCAAAAATAAATCCTGTAAGAAAGGCACCTATTAAGATGAATGTTCCTAAAACAAGTGAGACTGCTAACATAATTCCTCTCTTAGACTTTATGGTTTTTTTATGTCAAAAGAAAATGCAAAACTAATTGAAATTTGTCTTTTGAACAATCTAAATCTTTGGTTAAGGTTCAGATCAAGTAATTGCTTTGGGTTTTTGACTCCGTTGAGGATTAGTTCTACGCCTCTATTTAGTGGTAGATCAGAGGATCCTCTGCTCTCGGAAGTATTTGAGTGTTTCACTGCAGCCTCCAATAGTTTGTCCATCAATAACTACTTGCGGAAAGGTTTTACCCTCACCAAATTTTTCATAAAATTCCTCTGGAGTGAAATCTGTACCAAGAGTATAGATCACATGCTTTTGTTCTGTCAAGTCCATAACTTGCTTGAGTTTTGAGCAATGTGGACAGTTTTCTTTTGAATAAACGATAAAGGTCATATCAAATTCCTTTTTTAATATCATCTAAAATTTCAACTTCCTTCCAATAGCAAGGATAAACCAAAAGAAGTGGGTTACCTCTATTTGGCGCTGCTGGTAGTTTGATTCTAATGTACGCAGTATCTATAAAATCAATGACACCAGTATTTTTGCGGTAACAAGCCCACATTCCTACTTTAAATTTATGAGACATTTGTCATATCGTTCATAAACAACCATTCATCAGGTTCTTCACCATCTACAACAAATTCCTCAAAGAGGCAGTCAAGATATCTTAGATCATAATCCATAAGATAAGTTGATCTTGAGC